CCCAATCCTAATGAAGCTATTCCTAACGCCTGCTGCAACGGCGATTGATTAGGTGTAACTTGTGAAGTGTATTGACCCATAGCACCACCCATAACATTACCCATACCAGCACCCATGTAACCAAGTCTTTCGTATGGTTCGTATGCTGCAAGTCTGTTAGCTTCTCTTTGTTGATCAAGAATAGATTGTTGATATAATTGTTGGTCGCGCCCAGCTTGACCCAACGTTGAAATATCTCCACCTTGTAAACCTGGAACTAGTTGAGCCATTCTTTGTTGATCAGCTCCTAGTTGTTGTGTTTGTGTAAATGCTTGGTTAGCTGCAGTTTGCGCTTGACCAAATCCTTGTTGTAACATTTGTGATTGTAATAATGCTCTGTTCATATCTGATTGATTTTGATATTGTGCTCTCATTACACCTTCACGACCACCACCTAAATTTCCAGACTTAGCTGCACCTAAACCAATATTAGTTATACCTGCTTGAGCTTGTTTGTCGTATTCTGACATTGTTGCATCAATTACATCTTGTTGATACGGAGACATAAAACTTTGATAAGCTTGTGGTCCTACCAAATCTTGTGCACCCATCATGTTTGTAGGTTGACCTGCAAACGTTCCTGTACCTGTTTGAAATTGTCCTGCTTGTTGTAAGTATGGTGCGTATGCGCCTATACCTTGACCTTGCGTTGTAGCTCTTGAATATGCATCTTGAGTCGCTTGGTCTTGACCCGCAACCATTGGTTGAAATTTTGTTGTGTCTAATGCTTGAGAAGTTAAACCTGTTAACTGGGTTGAATAATCTTTACCAAGATCTTCTACAAATTTTGGGGGTAAACTACGTGTTTCTGTTATTGCCATTAAATTACTTCTCCTATTCTCTCTGATACACTAAACATATCTTGAGCGCCAGTGTTTCCTTGTGATTCCTCAGACACTCTACCACCATTTTCTAAATTTTTCATCATATTTTCCATGACCTCTGCACCTTTATCTATGTCACCACCGCCAGCATTTCTAACAGCGTCAGCTGTAAATACAAATTCATTGACACTTAGTCTTGCAGGTACGTCATCTGCTTTTTCTGCTTTACCTATTGGTACAAATCCACCTTCAGCTCTATAATCTTTTTCCATACCACCAAGGTTCATGAGCCCACCTTCAGCTCTAGCTATTCTACCACCGTTAGCATACAAACCATAATTTTCATAAGGTTTAGTAGTAAATAACATGTTGTTATATTTTTGATTTAATTGTGCTAGTTTAACAGGATCTCCAGCTGCTTCTTGTTTAGCAAGTTCTATATTATCTCTCATGCTCTGTGGTGTTCCTTCTTCTCCTGTTAGTGGATCAATTAATCCACCACCTCTGGTTCCCATACCAATGTCTTCGTTTGGTTTACCTTCGCCAAATAAATAAGGTGCTATTGTAGATATACCGGCAAGTTTACCCATACTAAGTGCACCATCAGTAAATAAAAGAGGGTTTGATTTACTAAAAAAATTACCACCCATTGTTTTTAAACCTTCCATAAAAGTTTTATTTTTAAAAGCACTTGCTCCACCACCGCCATAATACATTCCAGCAGCCATAATTGCATACCTACCTAGGTCACTTTTTAAAACTTTTCCTGCTGCTTTACCAACTTTACCTAAAGCTTTACCAACACCTTTAACTATTTTACCTAAAAAATATCCTTGTCTTGGTACAACATTCATGATGCCGCCCATGTTTCTTGGTACTCTGCCACCTTGATTAAATATATATGAACCTCTTGTTACATCTGCTCCAACTTTTTGTCCTGTACCAAATCTGTAATCAGGTTCAGTATCTTCCCCACCTTCATCTCCGGTATCACCAGGACCAGGTATGTAAGGTAAGGTCTCGTTACCTCCACCTGTGTTAGTAAGATCTTGTCCATATCTTTTTAGAAACTCACCATCATAATTTATAATGTCGTAAGCATCTATACCATATAAAGGAGTTTCTCCTTGATATGATAAAGGATCATTACTTAAAGTATTAATTCCCTCACCATAAATACTTGTTAGATCTTTATTAAAATTTGGATCATAACGTTTATCAAACATATCATTTTCATCATAATCATCGTCTTCAGCTAAACCCAACCTTTCAATCATTGCTCTTTTTTGTTCAGGAGGTAATGAATTAATATACTCCATTCTTCTTTTAGCCGTTCTAGTTTTACCGGCTTTAGTTAAAGGAGTTCCTAAAATATTTCTAGCACCACCTATAAAAGGCAAGTAGTTAATTGCTTTGTTTGGTTCAAATCTAGAAATTTCTGAGGCTTTTAAATTATCTATTACTTTTTGTTTTTGTTCTTCTCTAATTTTTTTAAATTCTTTTTTGCCTTTATCGTATGGATTTCTATCTGTTGGACCATCTCTATCAGCATCACCACTACCACCTTTAGTTCCACCTTGATAACCACCTGTTCCTGGACCAGCTTTTCGACCTGTATTAGTAGATGAGTCATAAGTTGATACTTGACCCATATCAGAACCACCACCATATTGACGTCTACCATCACGACCCATGATACCACCAAAGGCTGCTCGTTGTCTTAACATTTTATTTAGTGCTGTTATACCAGCCATGATTACATCCCTCTGTTATAGAGACCCATCAAACCGCCGTTGGCTGCCATTGCAACTTTTTCTCTGACATCAACATCAGCTATTCCGCCACCAGGCATCTGCTCTGCCACGTTAACGTTTTCACTCATACTCATTTCTGGAGCCTGAGATCTAATTCCTGATTGATCTTGTTGCAACTGTTGTAAAATTTGTTTCCAGATACCGCTTTGAAAAAATGCTTCAAAACTTTGAAACTGAACTTTTTGTTCTGGCTCCATTTGTGACCATATTTCTGCCGCAATTTCCATGCTTTGTTGATCTTGGCCACCACCCATTCTAATATCACCTCGACTGTATTTAATGTCTGGTGCTCCAGCTTGTATAGATTCGTTCATTGAAATTTTTTCTTCCATAGTATCTCCTTTTACTTTGTTTTTGAGAACAAATCAAGAGTTGGCATAATAACTTTTACGTCTTGTGCCATGTCCTCATTGTTATAACCCTTAGCTTCCCAGTCTTTTCTTGTCTTAAAAATCTCTCCAGTTTCTTTGTGTCTGTAAGTTTCTTCTACTTTAGCGTCATATATTTTCATTACGTTGTTACCTCTTTTTTAATGTTTAGATAGCTAATAGCTATATCAAACGAGTCTGTAGTGCTTGATTGAACTGTAAAAGTTTTTCCACCTTCTATTATTAACGGTTGTGTTAATAATTCTTTTGTTTGATTAGCTGTTAATGCTGTAGATTTAATAGCTGTAATACTGTTGTTGATAACAGTAACAACTGGTGTACCAGCCGACGTAACAAGTATAGATTTAATAACGATAGTCTCATTAACTGCAGGAATACTAACACCCAAAGGTGTAAGTGCACTACCGCTTGTGTTATTGTCTATACCTGCAAATTTATATTGGTTTACTACTGCCATTAATCTAAAAAGAAACTTCTAGCTTCTATCTCCTGTTTTAATTCTTCTTGAAATGTTGTGTTTAATTTCTCAAGAACTGCATCTAAATCTCTAACTAAAGATTGTGCAACATCTTGTTCATATTCATTACTCGCTCTAGTTAATGTTTGTACTATTTTTGCCATTATCGTCTTCCTCCAGCATGTATATCTAATCTAAAAGTTCCTAATTTCCAACTACTATCCACTGCTGTATTAGATATTGTAAGAGCTATAGCTCTTGCTCTTGCACGTGTGTCTACTTTTGTTGTTGTAGAAGCTACGGTAAAAGGACCTAATGATGAACTAGCTGCTGTGTCACTTGGATAATCTCTTAAATCTAATTGTACAATTGCGTTTCCTTGTTGTGCTATAAAATCTGGTATAATTCTACTTACTCTCATAATGTTTTCACCATCACCTCTAAGATCAGCCATGTTTGTAGCGGCTCCTCTTACAACTTTTTGTGTAATATCATAATCTCCAGATGTAATGTTTGCAGGAATTGCAACAGCGTTTGTTGCTGCTTCTTGTTGATTAACTCCTGTTTCATGTTCAAAATAAATTGTAGTACCATCTGTATTTCCAATTACATCATATGATGCATCATCACCTGCATTGTATTTAGTTCCATGAGGTAAACCAAATACAGCAGAATCTTCCCATGTACTTCTTGGAAATAAACTACTTGCGTTTGTAAACCATATAGGTCTTTTAGATGTTGAATCTAGATAACTATATGTAACCGCTCTGTTAACTACGTTAGATGTATTTGTTGGATAGAACCATGTAATCTCACCAAACAAATTATTAATACCACAATAAACTAATTGATTAGATGTAACATTAAGATCATCATAAACATAATCTTCTACCAGACAATCCATAGATTCTAGCTTACCTGTGTATCTAAAAAAACCATTATCAGACATCCAATAAGCAGCACCATCAACTTCTACGGCTGCATTCATACCAATCAATCCACAGTTAGTACCCGCTTGTTCAAAGGCAAATGTAAATGGGGTTCCAACAAATCTCATAGTAAATAAAGATGTATCGGTCCAAATATAAATTGCATTTCTACCAAGTGTTGCACCCATGATCCGTGATCCAGCGGCCAGTCTTTGTGTACCAGCACTATTTTCAGCTGTTGGTGTATAGTCATTAATATTTTCTTGAGATGAAAATCTTAAAAACATATCGTCTTGTGTAGTTTTATCACCTATAGTTGTTTCTGTACCAAAAAACACTAAGTGACGATCGGGAGTTGATACTAACATATCACGTGATGCTGTTGGTGCACCAGTTATAATTGTAGCTCTTGTTGATGTTGCATTTGTTGCATCACCATCCCATTCAAAACATTCTCCGTTGTGTATTAATGCTATAAGAGTTGATCCTAAATTGTCCAAAGACCATAATCCTGGATCTGTTACTTTATCAGTGTTGGCTGCTGGTGATCCCCATCCTGTAAAACTGGATGAGTTAGTTACTGTTGCACCATTAGAGTGAGTTGTTGGTGTAGTTCCTCTAGCCCCTCTACCTATACCTGTTAATTTATTTCCAGAAATTCCTGTATAGGATATTTCTTCTGTTCCTATTGTAACATGATTTGTACCTGTAGATGGAAAACCTGTTGCATTGGTTAATGTAATTTCTGTAGCAGAACCATTATTTCCTCCTGACGTAGCACCAATAGCTCCGTTTAAAGTATTAGTTAATGCTCCTAATATATTACCACCCCACAATGCAATACCCCAACCAAACGCACCTATCTGTTCTGCTGGTCCCACATGATAATATTGAAAAAATTTTATACCACCTGATGTTGTTGCACCACTTCCTGTTTCATTACTAGGCATTGTAATAGTTATGGTATCTGTTGTTGGTACACTGGTTACCATAAACGTTTTGTCACAAAAATCTGTAGCACCAAAATTAGAACCTGTGATAGCACTAAAAGTAGTTGTGTCACCAAATAAAATTATATCTCCTGGTTGAAAACTATGTGAGCTACCAAATGTAATAGTTACAGTTGGTGATCCGTTAGTCGTGCTAAATGCACTTGTAATAGCTGTACCTGATGGATTAACTAAAGGATGTATATCATAAAATACACCACCAGAATATACATATAAAATTCTATTAGTTCCTATGGCTGCAAATTTTGTTGAAGTTTTGTTTACAAAATGGTGCAAACCTCTAGCTGCACCTGTTAATTTAGATGCACCTAATTGATTCCAACCACCTATTTTTTCTGGTGTACCATATCTAAAACGTACATTTTCTCCATCTATCCATTGAGACTCTGCACCTGTAGATGTAACTTGTTTGTTGAATCCGGGTAAAAAACCTAGTTTTTGTAACATATAAAAATCCTGTTTGTTAGGTATTATAGTAGATTGTGGGTGATTTCAATATGTTTAAAGCAGAGGGAATCAGTGGTGGATCATCCCTCCGCAAGCCTAATGTATAGACTATTTTTTAATCTTTGTCAACTTAACACCTTTGAACCAAGCAGGTACACCTAGTAAAGGTCTTTTAT